CGGATTGGGGAATGTGACGCTATACGCCAACGGGACGCAAGTCGCCACGACATCGGCTGGTCCTAGCACTAATGGGGGAGGTACATATGAAACCAAGTTAATGGCTGAAATCCATAACACAAGTACTGCTACTCAGACATCCTATGTGCGTGTCGAAAATATAAAATACTTCGTCAACTAATGAAAACTACCTATCGCATTACATATCTGCTTGGACTTATGGATAACTCCATCTGCCCGCCTCCAGTTGTTAGTGTAATCTTCCCGTCATTTGACGGTTCGCAGTTGGTGATTTCAGACCAGTCTAAAATCCTCGTCACCTTTGCCACCGCACAGACCCCCGTTGACCTTGGTGCTTTGGTCAAAGTCGAGGAAGTCGTAACCGAATCCGAATAATATGCTCACCCTACTCCTCGCCCTAGTTGCCTTCCTCGGTGGTGTCTATGTCGGCACTCGCTGGTCTGAAAAACTCAAGGATATCTACTATTCTATTGTTTCTCGATAATGCCTAATGAGTACCAAAAGGACGGAGACTTAGGATTTGTCGGGCTTAACAGCCGTGACAACCCTATCTCATTGTCCGCTGGTATTGTTAATCAGTCGCAGAACTTCCGAATGGACAGGGGTGTTGCCACCGTCCGTAAGGGGATGCAACGCAAAACTATTGGCGATTTGATTGGGCAGACTGTCTATGGCGTAGGCACTTATCTTAACAGCACAGGGCAGGAAATAATTGTATGCGTAGTAGCAAATGGATTGTTTACATACAATCCGCAAACAGAAGTTCTTTCAACTAAAATTTATTTTCCAAATAGTGTAACTGGGAAAACTCTTACATCTTCTGACTCGCTTATTGTTACCGTTACATCAGCCGCCCACGGACTTCTGGCTGGTGCAAGCGTGTATGTAGAATGTAGTAGCGTAGGATATACAGGATTGTTTGTTATTTCATCTATTACAACAAACACTTTTACTTACACAATGCCTTCTGTTGCAAGTGCAGGGGCGGTGTCGGGCGTTGCTTGCCGCTATAATGCCGTAGAATTAATTACTACGCAAGACGGATGTGATGTGGTGGCTGGTACTGATTTGGTTATAATTTCCCGTGGTTTCAGCAAGCGTCCGCTAGTCTGGGATTTTACTACATCAATAACTGCTATGCCAGCCCACGGTACTGGTCACGAATTTCCCTCCTGCGAAAGCATCTTGTATTATGCTAACCGTTTTATTGTTACTGGAAGGCATCACGGAGATAGTGTCCTACGCAATAACGATACTGTTTCCGTAAGCAACTTCCTAGACTACCAGCACTTTGACGCACTTGATGCTTTCACTATTAACAACGGCTCTAACGACAGAATTGTAGGCGTTGCTCCTTGGACTCTCAACGAGTTCTTGGTGTTTATGCGTAACAGCATCTTCTATGTTGGCGTTGGCACTAGCAGGTATGTGTCTGGAGAACCCCTTTCAAATGATTCTTATGTAAGAACGCTTGCCACCGACATCGGTTGTTCTTCTAAGAAATCCGTTGTGCAAGCCAATGGAGGCGTTTTATTCCTTTCCGACAATGGCGTTTATTTCCTCCAGCCTCAGCAGTCTTCTGCCGAGTCGATGAAGTTGCTGACAATGGCTGACCCTATTTCAGCCTCGATTGACGATGTTATCCAGCGTATCAACAAAACTTATGCCTATCGTGCCGTTGCTACCTATTGGAATAACAGGTACTATCTTGCAGTTCCGCTTGATGCCTCTGTTGATAACAACGCTATTCTTGTATACAATTTTATTCTAAGACAATGGGAGTCGGTTGACACCTACCCTGTTGGGTTTGACATCTTTGATTTTGTTATTGCTAAGAAAGACAACCAGAGACGAATGTACGGAGTCGATACAGACCAAGGCATCTTCTTAATGGAGCAGTTAAATTGGGATGAATACGGAGATGCTATTGGAGAGCCTATTCTTCCTTTTTTTATTCCCGCTACCTTGGGCGAAGCCGTTTTTACGCCTAATGTTATAAATGCTGTTCTTAAAACAAGGCGTTATTCGTTTAACGGCATTGGTGATAAGCGTTTTAGCACAGCAGAAACAGAAATAGTTTCTGACGCTGGCTCTCAAGTCGAAACTGTTGCTGAGGTGTTTAATCCAGACACTTTATCTGTCATAGACAATTTTAGTGCTGAACTTACAGAAGACTCCGCAAGAAGGGCTACTATTCGTAAAATTGGCACAGGGATTCAACTAAGATATACTTCTACTAATTTAAGACCTTCTATTAGGTCAGCGTATGTTTACGCAACAATCCAAAAACAAACTAACACTTCTAAAACATAACAATGGCACAAATCTCAAAAGGCGATACTTTCGTTAACGGACAACAGGTTACTGGTGCTCGTCTCAATCAACTCGTTGACTCTGCTGTTTTGCTTGCTGGGGCTATTACAGACCAGACTAACATCACGGCTAACACCGTTGCCTCTGGTGACTCTATCTTATTGTACGACCTGTCTGCAACGGCTCTCCGTGAGGCTAATGTCTCTGATGTGCTTGGGTCTAACCTTCCTGTTGCCACCTCTGCTGTTACGGCTGGGGCTAACAGCGACCTCGTTGTTACGCCTAATGACGGCACTATTGTTACTGGACAGGCGTACACTTCTGCTGATGGTTTGACTGTAACCGTTACTTCTACGGCTCACGGTTTAGTGGTTGGACAGGTCATCTTAGTTGCCGCCGCCGCTACTGGCTACAACGGTACATTTCGAGTGGCTACCGTTGCTACGAACTCGTTCACATATGTGATGACCACAGCGGCTACCGCTGGCTCTAGCACACTTTCGTACACTAAAAAAGGTTCTGTCAGAAACGCAGGAAGTGAGTCTGTTGCTGGAAGCCTTTTTGTTGCTGGAACTGCTGTAATCGCTGGTGCTACTACTATCGCTGGTGCTACTACTATCGCTGGTGCTACTACTGTTTCTGGTGCTACTACTGTTTCTGGTGCATTGACATCAAGCGGTACGGCTAATTTTACTGGCACACTTCAATACAAAGGAGTCAACATCCTTGGACTTTACTCAATAGAACTTTCTACTATTTCTCAATTAACTCCTGCTGGGGCGGGAAGCACAGTAACAACTTGGAGCACTACAAACACAAACATTTATGGTGCGGGTGGTGCAAGTTGGTGGCTGACTCAAGGACACACGCATTACTCAGAAACCATTGTTGTTCCTGCGGGTGAAATCTGGGAGGTCGAATACAGTCCGATTGAGATGGCTAGGGCTACGGATGACCTAGCAAACTTTGTCTGTTTAAAAGACGGAGTTCCTTTTAGTGGACTAAATATAGTTGCAACTGGTACTCTCAACTACTCACATTTTACAGGTAAAACGCATTACGCACTGACAGCGGGTACGCATATTTTTCTTTGGAAATCGGTTATTTTAAACGGAAGTGGTGGAGATTCTATTTATATGGATATATTTGGTAATTGTGTTAGAGCAATTCACAAGTACAAGACCGCCTAATGACTCTTGGTGACCTCATCTCCTACATCAAGGCGAACCGTAACAAGGGTCGTGGGGAAGCCTTTGGCTGGACGGACGATGAGTTGATTACCTACCTGCATTGGGCTGACTCCTTCCAGTACCTGTTCGTTGTATCGGATGAAAATGGCTTTGCTGGGTGTTCTATTATGTACCCAGTAGCCAAACCTGCCGAGGGTGAGCAGACAGAACTAATGACTTTTAAGGCAAATATCCCTCAATCTGAGGAAGGTACTGCCGACCTATGTATAATGGATTTCGTGGCATCAAGCCCAGAGGCAAAGAAAAGCCTTGTAACCCAACTTAAAGACCGCTACCCCAACTGGGAGAATCAAGATAAGTGGGCTTTAAGGTTTGGTAACATAAAGAAACTTTCTAACAACTACATAAACCTTTTAAATAACTAACACAATGGGAAAGTCCAAAAAAATATCAGCACCTGCACCCCGTGACTACAAGCAGGAAATGCTTGACTCTATGGCTGGGCAGGAAGCCATCCAGCCACGCCTTCTAGAACTAGAACGCCAGTACCAGCCCCTGTACCAGAAACTCCAGCAGGAAATGATGGATAAGCAGTTGCAGTTCCAAGCGGAGTCCTACGGCAAATTTATTCCGCAAGCGGCTCAATTGAGTTCCCAGTACGCATCGGCTATGTCTCCTGTGTACGGACAGATTGGTGAATCTGCTTCAGCGGCTTATCGACAAGGTATGGGTGCTGAATCTATGGGTCTCTACGACCAGATGAATAGAAGTGCAATGGAAGGTCTACAGGCTGGTTCTGGGCTTACGGCTCAGATGACCAAGGAGTCCCAACAGGCGGCTCGTATGGCAATGGCGGCTAGGGGTCTCACGGGCAACCAAGCAGTCGCACAAGAGGTTCTGGGTGGTTACAATATGGGCATTCAAAGAGAGGATAGAGCAAGACAATTTGCCCAAGGTATGTACGGATTTGGTGCTCAAAATGCTCAACAGGCTATGGGTACATACGGCAGTCAAATGCTTACACAGGCTAATGCATATTCCCCCGCTAATATGTATGGTTCTGCATACAATATGTCTCAAGGACTTGGTGCTCAAATTTTCCAACCAGAATCCCAGTATAACTCTGCTCTTATTACGGCTAACCGCAAGGAGGCTATGGATGTCAATATTGCTAACCAGCAAGCATCTAACGCTCGCTCAAATGGAATCATTGGTGCTGTTGGTTCTATTGGTGCAAGTTTTGCAGGAAGTGCCGCAGGTGCGGCTTTAATCTGATGAATAAGTTGGAGAAAACCATAGAACTAATCCGTGCAGGATTCTCAGTTCCTAATCGCTCTGCCTTGGCTTGGTCGGGTGGGAAGGACTCTATGGTGCTTTTCCACATACTTCACACGCTTGGAATAAAGTTGCCCGTGGTGTTCTTCAAAGAGCCTTGGCAACCAGTTAAGTATTCTTTTCAAAACAAGGTAATTGCTGACTATGCACTTGAGGTTTACTCTTGGCATCCTAGCAGTTCTGCGTTTCAGCAGACTGGAGATGAGTTTGAGGTTCAAAATGTGTACGGATTAAACACATCTACAATGACCTGTCCTACTGGAATTACGCCTCCTATTGAGGGTAAACCTTGGGTCTGTGCTATTGATATCCTAAACCGCCCCAAGCAGTTAAACATCCAAGCAAACTGGGATATGATTTGGATTGGTCATAAAGGATGCGATAGTGACCCTATTCTTGGTGGTGACGCTGGTACTAGAATTAATAGCCGTTTTGGACAGGGTTGGATGAATTTTATGTTCCCTCTGCGTGATTGGTCTCACGATGACATCTGGGATTATATTGAGGCTAATGATGTACCTTGGGATAAAGACAGATACGAAAAAGTAGACGGAAAATATCGTGAGAAGGCTGACAGGTCTTTCAATGTAGACTATGTCCACGCCTGTACCGCTTGCATTGATAAAAGACCTAATGCGGCAAAAACTGTTTATTGTCCTAAGTTTAAAGGTACTGTTGAGAACGCCTCAGCAAGATATCCTTGGGCAGACCAAACACCTCTTTCTTATATGAAAGATTAACTTTATGGCTAAAACATTTGGACAATATACTGGCGGTATAGAGGCTTCTACTGGAAATCTAGTAGCCGCTTCTAGCAAAATGGCAGAGCAAACAACTAATGCAATTGCTGGCATAGGGCAAAACATAGCCCAAGGCATCAAGGCTTATAATGACAATGCTGAAAAGTCTGAAATGGCTAACGAAAAGATTAAGATGCTTGGTCAGCAATATGCCGAAAAGATTGCTATGTATAGCAAAGACCCAGAGATTGCCCAGTCTGGTATTCTTGATGGACTTATCTCTACGCATCAAATGCTTATAGATGCACCGACAAAGGGGTTTGCTCAACGAGCACAAATTGCAATGGGTGCAGAGGCAAAACTTTCTGGATTTGGAGGTCAACTGCAAGAAATGATGTTCCTCAGAGGTCGTGAGATGGAGCGTGTTTCTGAAGAAGGTCTTCGTAGGCTTGCTGGAGAAACTAGTGTAACATCTCCTAGGTTCTCTAAGGCTGAAGAATTTAAGGCAGACCCTAACTTGTCTCTTGAAGAAAACAAGGCTAAGGCTCTTGGTTATCTTAATAAGGTAAGAGCATTGAACCCTAAACTGCAAGGCACAGACCAAGACTTCTTGGCTAATTGGTTATCTACGGCAGAACAGGATATTGCTAAGGCTGACCCTACTAAGGTTCACCCTACTGTTATTAGTTCAATGCTTGAGCAGATACAGGCTGATAAGCGGATTCAGAAAAACAATGCTGATGCGAATAAGACAGGTGTTGTTGAAGATTTCTTGTCTAAAGGAAAGATGTCATCTAGGGCTGATTACGATAAGACAATGACACCAGCGGCTGAGGCTTTAACTAAACAGACAGACTCTGCAAAAAACTTTGCCCCTGCTTGGTTAATTGAAAAAGCAAAAGAAGAAAAGAGATTAACAACGGACATACAGGCTCAATTACAATCTGCTGGTTCTATGATTACAAAACAGGTACTTGATAGCGTACTTGGAAAAGTTGAGGCTGGAGAGACTGTTACACCAGATGACATAAGAAAATTAGTTGTTCAATCTGAATTAGAAAACAACTCTCTTGCAAAGGGCAATATTGTTCTTCCTACATTTACAATGCCACCTTCGTCTATGGCGGCTGGTTATTTAAGAATGGCAAAGATGCCACAAACAGACCCAATCTTCTCTCCTGCGGCTAAGACAATAATGGATGCAATTGGAAAAGATAAGTTAAAGTCTAATCGACCTTTAAGTGCTAACGATGTCCTTGGTATTGCAAAGAAGGTTTCCCCTAATATTGATGAATTCAAGAAGGCTTCCGCAAACCTCATAGAGCAATCCAAAAATGTTAAACTGGCTGACGAACAAAAAGTTCCTTCTATTTCGATGGGAGAAGTTGTTCTTGGGTCTATGGAAGAAACTAAAAAGCGTACAGTTGCTGAACGCCAGCGTGAAGTCGCTGACTTTGTTACTTCTAGAATGGGTGCTATTGACCCGACAGACCCAGAACGCAAGCGTAGATTACCTGTAGTTGGCTTTGACAAGTTCTATAAGAGTCTTGTACCAGAGGCTGAAATCCGTGAGTTCACAACTGACGGAGGCATAAGAATGGTTCACGCTAACGGAAAATGGGAACAGGTTAAAAGTGCTGACAAAATGACTCCTGCTGAAATAAGAAAAGGAAACATTGGAGTTTTTGGTAAACAAACAGCAGACGGACGATTAGTACCTTCAGAGTTTATTCCAGACTCTGGAGTCTTTATTGGAGGCTTGTTTTCTGGCTCTGATTCGGCTGTTGATAAATTCCAAGAAGAACTGCCTAAACTTATTGATGCCCGTAGGGGTGTAAAGGTTCTTAGAGAAATCAATGACCAGATGGGTGAGTCGCTATCGCCTACAGCACAGGGCATAGCCTTGGTTGAAGAAATGAATCTTTCTGCGATGTTAAGAACTGACATCGTTGGCGTTGGAACAGTCTCCAATTACGAACAACAACTCATCAAGAGAGTCACGGAAAACTCTGTAAACTTCTTCTCCCTTGAATCTAAGGACAGAGCCATCTTAATTGCCCTAGCGGAACGAGTTGACAGGCGTATCAAGAATCTTTCTGCGGCTCACGGCTTGACAGTCCGCATTGAAGATGACAGAGGTGTAAGCAAATACCAAGCCCTTCGGGAACAGTATCTGAAGGAAAAAGGATTACTTTAATACAATGGCTGAACTTTACGAAAACCCTAAGCAATATCTAACGGCTGGAGGGTATACTGGAAGCACACCTACAGGTGAACCTTCGTTTGAAGATATGCTTGCTGGATTACCTCCCGAAGAGCGTGAGGAGGCAATGCAGTATATAACTGCCCCTCCATCTGGCGAAGAGATAATGAAGGCGATGCAACAGAAGAACTCGCAGGGTGAGGTAATGAATATGTCTCTTGACCAATACAGACTGTTCAAGGCTCATAACAAGACAAAGGAAGTTGATGTCATTGCTGGTATCGGAGAGGCGGCAAGCACAGTATTTGAAGATA